CATTACTGATGACGGGATGTGGTAAAGTGGTTTCAAAACGTTTATTGATGAATTTTGCTAATCCGCGGGTCATATCTTCGGTGGCATATTGAACTTTCGCGGGCAATTGGTCTAGGCCTAATCCATCTAGCAAGTTGCGTTGGACACGATACGCGCGCCCCAGACGTTCAATATGGTTTTCGATACCTTCTAGAACATATCCCGCCCTTAGTCGCAAATTCCCCCAGCCACGCCGATCTAGCCGCTTTGTTATCGGGTCAGCATAATGGATGATTCGGCTTTCAATAGGTGCATATAGATTATAGAAACTACTAATAATATCATTTAGGTGTGTTTTATTAGTAATATGAATGTGTGATTTTGATAAAGATGTGTTTAAATGTTTAGTTGTTTTTTGCGTTTTCTTATGGGGTTTCTTATTGGTTTTCTTATTGGTTTTCTTTGTAGACTTTTTGCTATCTTTTTCTAGAAATTGTGATATGTTTAATGATTTTTTACTTAACACATTTGTCTTGATACTTTGTTTTTTATAATTAGGCATATTGCTCTTATATAATTCTAATAATTAGGCATATTATTTTTTAGAGTGTTCTAGGTTTGTAGGAATAATATCATTACTAGCAGATTCATTTCCAGATTGCTGTTTTACGGAAAGTAGTTTTTCAGCTTTCTTCTTAGCACGATATTCTCGCATATATAGTTTCCGTTTCATCTTGTATTCTTCATTATCCTTATTCTTATTATAGTTATTCTTAGAACATTCCAGAGTTTTGTTTTTATAGTCTTCATCTTCATTATATTTTTTCTTTCTATATTTATTCATAGCTCGCCTTACGTAGTTTTTTGTTTTGTAATCTTTATTTACAAATTCATCCATTGTAATGAATAATTTATTTTTAAGTATTCTAGTTTTATATAATAAAATTTATTTTAATGTTTTGCGACTTATATAATGCGTTTAAAAAGAAAATATAAACTCATAGTAAAGTAATAATAGTATATATATACAAAAACACGCCGCGGCTATGATTAAACTCTACACCGTTCCAAGTTATTCACTACCTGCTGATGAATTTGATAGTCATAGTGATATTCTAGCGGTGGATGACATAGCAGAACAACTAGCAACAGATCATTGCTTTCATTTTCGAATTCATCTTGCAACGCGTTATATCTTTTTTGGTGATTTGGATAATTATCCCAAAGATATAGACAGTTTTATCAACCTATTGCATAATTTTATGACATCTCGTTATAATTTGGATTTTGATAAGGAAAATGATTTCAAATATACTAAGAATACCGCCAAGTCGGGGTCTTATCATTATTCTATTCCAAAATGGAATCTAACTACTGAGAAATTGAAGGCAATTCATAATGAACTATTAGCCACATTTCCAAATGAATTAGTGGTCTCTATCGAAGGCCGTACTAGTAATTGTGTAGATACTACTATTTACTCGGAACATTGGTTCCGGTGTCCTAACCAATCCAAGGGTATTAAGAATGCTAAAGGCGTCCATGCTATCATTTTTGGGAGTATGGAAGATTTCATAGTAGAACATATTCCAGCCAATAGCATAGATATTAATAATATTCAATGTATTTCTATCTCTAGTGTTAATACTAATACTGGTAGCAATAGCCCAAACCTAGCTAGCACATCCCCAGACACTACCATTACATCACGAATACCTATTGAAACACCAACTAGCACTATACAAATATCTACTAAAAACAGAACCATACCATCATCAACTACCTTACCCGGAAACACTACATCTATCACTAAAGCATCTAGCACAACACCTGCTAGAAATGCTCGAACCCAACATAGCACTCTAGAGGAACAAGACAATATTCTAAGTAAGGTAATATCAAAAGCCGATATTTATAAGAAATTATTTGACGAATGCTATAAACCTATTCGATTTACAGATTATAATAACTGGATTCAAGTAGGTATGGCAATTAAAAATACTATTCCCGATACCGATGAAGCAATAGACTTATACATTTACTATAGTGCTAGAGGTACTAACTTTGCAGGAAACCAGAGTGTAATAGATAAATTTAATAGTTTCAAGAAAACTAATAATGGTCTTGGTATTGGTACTATTTATAAAATGGCATTGGAAGATAACAAGGAAAATGTGATCCGGATTCTAGGTAATAATAAAATACAATTACTAACTCAAGATTATTGCCGATTTATAAAAGCTATTGCCGGTAATAAATATTTTTATAGAATTTATGGTGAAAGTAATTATAAGCTATATTGCTATAACGGGCGGTATTGGGAATCTAATGTAGTCCGGCTACGGGAATTCATAGGCCAGGAATTATATGATTTTTTAAGACAGATTCTAGTTGATGTGTATTGGTTTTCATTAGGTCGGGATTTTCAAGCCTATAAAGACAAGCTAGATAGACTGAATACATTATCCTTTAAGACCGATATTATTGAAACCTATAAGGAATTCAACTCTCGCAGAGACATTGATTTCGATAATAAATGGTGGCTACTAGGATTTAATAACATCGTGTATGATATGAAAGCCTGCCAATTTCGTGAATATGAATATGATGACTATATAACTATTACAACAGGATATGACTGGCGTGAACCTACTGAATCCGAAACTACCACAATGCACAAATTCATAAAGTGTATTATGCCGATTGAAGCAGAACGTGAAGCTTTTCTAACTATTCTGGCAACTGGATTAGATGGAAGATGCATTGAGAAATTTATAATATTTAATGGTGATGGTGGCAATGGAAAAGGTGTGATTGATGACTTAATGTTAGCAATGTTAGGTACATACGGTTTTATGGGAAATAACAACTTGCTATTCGAACCTAGCAAGATGGGTAGTAATCCTGAAAAAGCCAATATCCATCAAAAACGCTTCATAGTTTTTAGAGAACCATCATCAAGAAAAAAATTTGAAAACGCTGTAATAAAAGAACTAACCGGTGGTGGCAAGTTTTCAGCCCGCGGGCACTTTGAATCAGAAACAGAGAAAAACCTTTGCAACACATTGATATGTGAGTGTAATAAGAAACCCGCTTTTTGTGAAGAGCTAACACAAGCAGACCATCGACGCATAATCGATATATTCTTTAGAGCTACTTTCACAGATATACCAAATTTGATAGATCCGGATAATCATATCTATCTAGCTAATCCTTATTACAAAACAACAGAATTTATAAATAATCACAAATATGCTTTATTCAAGATACTAATAGGTTATCATCGCAAATTCCTTCACGAGGATAATAGCCTATTAAAAATGCCGGCAACCATAATACAACGTACCAATCTATATCTAGAGAATAATTGTGATGTAGTTCAATGGTTCAAACATCATTATAGGCAAGATGAACCTGATATAACAGAAATATCATATTTACGATTAGCAGAAATTCACGAGTTCTTTCTAGAATCTGATGAGTATAGGAATATGAGTAGAACTAAACAACAACAATATGCCAAAATAAAATTTTTTAATCTAGTTAGAAACAATATTTTCTTCAAAAAATATTATGTAGAGAATCATAATTCATTAAGGTGCTTCATAAAAGGCTGGTATAAGTGTGAAGAGATAGATATGTAAAACACATATGTACCTCATTTTTTATGTGTTGTATGTGTTTTTTTATGTGTTTTTTATTTGTTTTTATTTTTTACTTTTAATATTGTAATAGGCTATATATACTACTCATCACTAATAATAAAACGGCAAGACGCGTTTTTGATGTTATATTTCAATAGTATTAAAATATATATATAGGCATTAAGATAAAATTATAAAAAAGGTTATAAAACGCGTCTTGACGTTTTGTAATGAATGGCATATATACAACCTTACAAACCCTATACTAGTAAGATAGGCTATATATACTACTTAACACGCATCATTTTTAATACTGCTATATACTTGTTTTGCAATCCTTGTAAATAAGAATAATTTAAAAATATTATAAATTTATAGAAAATTAACTACCATGCTAGATAAGCAAATAATTAAAGATGCTTTGAAAAATCATAAAAACAAGGTAATACCTATGAATTATACTGATAAGCAAATGGAGTTATTTAAGCGTTTTCAACTAGATAAAGTTAAAGGTGTAGAACATAAAAATTATTATTGTCATATAAATAATTTTGAACCATTAGAATTATTGAATGCGCTAGGTAATAACACTGATAAAGATGTTAAAAATATGGCATCTATTATGAAAGAAATAGCACATAATGTTGCTGATGCTTATGGTAGGAAACATATATGGATATCAATTCCGTGCAACTAAACCCACTAAAGCCACTAAACCCACTAAACCCACTAAAGCAAATGATATCCCAAGATGGCATATAGATGGTAATTATTTTAATAATGAAAAAAGTATAACAAGACAACAATCTAAATTTTTAACTATTTTTAAAGGGGCGGGAACATTGATGATTGACCCGCAACCATCTAAAGAAAGTATGGATGAATATGATAGTATAATGAAAGAATTATTTGAAAAAGATATATTAATTGATGAATTGGTAAAAATACAATTATCTCCTAAATTCAACAGAAAAATAGATAAAGTTTTCGCAAATGAAAATAAAAAACAGTTAAAAAATACCGAAGGATTAGTATTTATGGTACATAATAAAAAAGTTGCTTTAATACATAGTGAGCCACCTATACACGAAGACCGATTATTTATTAGTATTGTGCCGGCATATTCATATGAAATTGAAGAATGGGCTAGGAGCTAGCTTATGTAAAAAATAACTATTTCAATATCTTTAATATCTTACTAGCAAGTTATTTTTTGTGTTTTTTGCTGCTATGAATGTAATACTAGTATTACGCCCTAAACAAATCCATATCTCTTTATCCATTCTTCAAATCGTGGCTTTTGTATCATCACCAGCTTATCTTTATCTAGGAAATTATCACATTTCAAATACTTTTTCAGCTTTGGATTCTGGCCGTCCTTATAGCAAGTAAGCAGCAAATTCTGTTTTTCTATACTCATCACATTTAAATTTGTTATCCGGTCTAGAAACCCGCTTATCTGGTAAATAAATGTCTCCGGTATCTTATCGCGTGTGATAATACTATCGTTTATTTCCATCCGCTCTAGAATCTTATATAGTCGTTCTAGCTCACCATCCTCCACACCTAGAAATCCCTGGCCGACCACATAGAATTCACCAGAATCGGGATTGCTAGTATAGGGTTTGAATAAACTCACTTCCGCAAAAGCCAAGTAGTAGAGATATAGAAATCCTATAAAGAATCCGGCAGCGGAATAGGTGCTAGTATATTTTTTAATATACGGTGTAAAATGTTTAATAACACAAGAACCGCCTTTCTTAGAACAAGCCAAGACCATCACCACTTGGGCTAGGTCTAGCTTCTGTAAAACTAGCGGATCCAATCCAACACCCGATTGCGTAGATAAACCACCATCGCCAACTATCATATCTACACCTACACCGCCACCTACACCTCCCGATTTCATAACATCCCGATACCATCGTATATTCTTAATCCGTGTAATATCACCAGTACCATCGGCACCCCAAATCCATTTTTTAGGATTCCCTCGTATTAGACTATAATCATCTGCAAATATGGTTTCTTTACCATATATATCTTGATTTTCCTTATTGTATGGATTTAGTGAATTTGCCACCCAATCGTAATCTACGATATTCCGGCGCTTTTTCTCTAGGAAATATTTTAGGGAAATAATCATTTGGCCAGGTGCCTCGCAAATATGGAATACACGTAATTTATCTGTACCAACACCCGCACCCACACCAACACCAATACCTTTAGACTTGGCACTAGGTATAAGCGACCCGAAGACCGTCATAATTTCCCATAACTTAGTAAAGGCATTGGAAATCTTGATTGCGGGTAATGTGGAACCATATCGCGCAGTGATATATTGTGGAAGACTGCGGGTCATATCTTCATAACCTTCTTGAACTATCTTTGGTACCCGTTCGCCGGCACCAATACCTAGAACCATTTTCATATTTTCTTTTACCCGGTATGCTAAATTTATCTTATCGAAACAGGTATTCATAAAGTCCAATTCAAAGGGGGCACCTAGTTTAATATCCTGAAAGCCGTGTTTTATTAAATCCCGGGTTTGCGGATCACGATAACGTATGATGCGTGTATTAATGGTGTTATCTAGCGTGTAGAATCTTTCTAGTAGTTCATCCTCCTGTTCTTTTAGAATAGTGAGAAGATGTTTATTATAAGCAATGTGATTAGTTTCCAGCATATTAATAAATCGCCGGATATCGTGTACTTTACGTTGTGTAATAGCTTGCTTTCTAACGGTGAGATTCCCGTGGCTATCTACTTCTAAGTCATTGGCGATCATACTATTCGCACGTTCAAAGAATTCAATGAATATACCTTCTAGACGATTTGCTAAAATCATTACATTGTAAATGGTGCCCGCATCACTCTTAATTGCATCCCATTCTTGCGGGGGTAAGTTAAAATCCTCAATGTATTTTATCTCTGGCGGTGATGTGGATTTACTAGTGCTAGTTCTATTTTTAGTTTTATTTGTTCTATGTATTCTACGTGTCTTATGATGAGATAAAGAAGATTTTAATTTGGGTTTGCTACTAGCTGATTCTAGAAAATGTGATAACCGCAAGGATTTTGTTCTGGGTTTGCCGGTCTGTTTTTTTGTGATTCTAGATGCACTACTACCACGACTGGCACTAGCCCCAAAGGGTTCTTCATAATGCTTATAAAAAAGACATTGATTTGGATTATTTCGGGAATAGTTTTCAAAGTAATCGAGGATATCGCATATTCGGTATGAATAATCTATTCCGCGGATACCTACATCTAGCAGGTGGTTTATTAGCTCAGTAGAAAGATTGGCTTTGTATCCCGTGCATTCTAGATAGTATTCAGGAACACCTTGAAAGAAATTCTGGTTTATATCATCCGTTATAACTCGAACGGAATCAAACGCAAACCCTAGCAGAGTGAGGATTTTATGAACGCTAGGTACTTGCACATTTATAATAGTCCAGAAGAGAAGTAGAGTGCCACCGGCCTCTAGGGTTTTGAAAGCGATACCTAGAGATGATATGATATATGGGAGAACTAACAAACTACGATAACTAGCGGCTAAAGGTAATCCAGTTATATAACCATAATGACAACTAACTAATTTATATTTATCTATCACCAGAGTTCCAGATTGCAAATCACGTAATGATTGGATATAGTTAACCTGTTCGTGTGATGAATAAATATGATTTAACTGGTCTATATCTCTATATGCTGACATTTTAGCGCTTTTATTAGAGCTTAAATTGCCTTGTAAAAATAAATCATATTTATTAGTATATTTTAATAGTCGAAATCTATATATGACACCAGCACTTCCAGATATTATTAATGCTTTTGATTTGTATCTATTATTAATTATTACGGCCTGAAAATTGTATGATGGATTACCAATACTTTTATGTTTTTCTAAATTTGTCAATGGATTAATTACTTTTTCAAAATATTCATTTGTGTATTTAGGATAACATTTTTCATTGCCATAGAAATAATTGAATAAGGATTTAGTGCTTAAAATTTGATACTGTTTATAGGTATAATTGAAATACTTATTATATTTTTTAAAATATTTATCATTTAATATTGATACATGCATTAAGTAAATATATAATAATTTCTATTATATAATTCAATTCACAATCGATTTAATGGTATCATTAAACCCTAACTTTAACCCTCAAAAATTTTCAGCATGCGGCATTTGCCTGTAGCACCTAGCCCATAACTTGGGCGCT